TCCTTCGTCACCACGATTGGCTGGCAAGACCCCCGCGTCGAGGAGGGCGAGCTTCTGTGGCCCGAGCGGTTTGGGGAGCCTGAAGTGAAGGGGCTGGAGAAGACGCTAGGCCCGTGGGCAGCCGCAGGCCAGCTACAGCAGCGGCCCGAGCCAAAGGGCGGCGGCATCATCAAGCGCGAGTGGTGGCAGCCCTACGATCAGGACAGCTACCCGCCCATGAGCCTGATCATCGCCAGCGTGGACACCGCCTACACGACCAAGACCTCGAACGACTACTCGGCCCTGACCGTCTGGGGCGTGTTCTCAGGCGCTCAAGCTATGCCGACCACCCGCTTTATCCGGCACGACGGCGGCTCGGTAGACCGGGGCGAGAGCGAGGACCGCTTCGACCTTGCCACCAGCCTCCAGAACCCCGGCATGGGGATCGGCGCGACCGAGATGCCCCGCGTGATCCTGATGCAGGGCTGGGCAGAACGCCTAGAGTTACACGAACTGGTCATCAAGATCGCCAAGACGTGCAAAGAGATGAAGGTCGATAGGCTGCTGATCGAGAACAAGGCCAGTGGCATCAGCGTGGCCCAAGAAATGCGGCGGCTGTACGCCCATGAGGACTGGGCCGTGCAGTTGATCGACCCCAAAGGGCAGGACAAGCTGGCCCGGCTGCACTCGATCAGCCATCTGTTTGCCGAGGGTCTGGTCCACGCCCCAGATCGGGCATGGGCGGATCAGGTAATCACCCAAACCGCTTCATTTCCGAAGGGAAAGCACGACGATATCGTCGATACGGTGTCAATGGCGCTCAAGCATCTGCGCGACATTGGTATCTTGGTAAGGAAGCCCGAGTGGGCAGCAGAGGTTGTCGGCGGCCTTGAGCATAAGGGAGCCGCGCCCCCGCCATTATATGCAGTGTGACGTGGGCAGCCCTGATGGCAGAGTGATTACTGGGGGTTCGTCTAACGGTAGGACAGCGGCCTTTGAAGCCGTCAATCGAGGTTCGATCCCTCGCCCCCCAGCCAGCTATAACCCCATATAATTGGGTATATGAGAGGAGAATGAACATGGATGACAATATGGTCTGGTGCGCCTTGATCTTTGCTCTGGCGTATGTCGGCAGGAACATGCTGCCTAGTTACTACGAGATCACAAGCGTCAGGAGACACAGCCTCGACAACATGCGGGATGACATCCTTCGTCTTGAGCAGAGCGTTGATGCCATCAACAACGCCGTCGATGACAACGAGCAGGAACTGATGGGCGCGCTCAAGAAGATCGAGGACATGCAGTCCGATATCGCCGGTCACCTCACACGCATAGACGATTTGGAGGCCCGCCATGACTGAGCAGGGACATTGCCCTGCCTGCAAGGCAGACATGACCGGAGGACTGATCTGGCAGACCATGCTGGAGCAGAGCGAAGGCAACGAGGAAGAGGCTGACCGCAAGGCAGAGATGTATGGGGCCACCCGTGAGCAGGGCCGGTGGGGCAGAAAGATTGGCATCTATGACTTGGATGCTGATCGCACCATCAGCTACATGTGCCCTGATTGCAGGTTCATTTGGAAGAGGAAGGACTGATGGATGACATCGTGACAACTCTCAGGGAGGCTGCTTGCCTGCCAAACACCGGCTGTATATCAGCCACGATGTGCGTCTGCGACATCATGCAGGACGCTGCCGACAAGATTGATCTGCTGCGCGAAGAGATACGGCGTCTGAGGGTGGAGGCGGGCTATGACTGACCTGACAGAGCGGCTAGACCGCCACCTCCTAAACGATGACGCCGAGCAACGGTGGCTGGATGCTGACAACCTGATTGAGGAGGCTCTGGCCGAGATCCAGCGCCTGACCGATATCGCGGACCAATGCGCCAGCCTCGCCGAACGGACCGATGGCTATGGCGTGCCGGTCTGGGACAGCGGGCCGGGCATTGCGATGGAAATCAGGGCAAAGTTCCCGAAGAAAAAGCTATAGACTAGGCCGAATACACAAGTACATTTCGTCGGGATCAATATGTGGTAGTCTTTCGTCACCCAGAAGGGGGACAAGATGGCTCTTACACCCGGCCTCAGTGCCAATATTCGCCAGCCTATGCAGCCCGAGGAGGATACTCCTCCCGGCGTCGAGGTTGTTGTTGAGGACGCCGATACTGCTGGCGACCAGCCCGAATACAATGATGCGGGGGAACTACTCCGCATCGAGCATGATGATGGCTCAATTTCCATCAGCCTTGACGGCAAGCCCATCGCTGGCGGCCCCGAGCGCGCTGATCTGTCATGGTACGACAACCTCGTAGACGATATCGACGATCTAGAGCTTGGCCGGATTGCCGACGAACTGATGCGCGGTGTCCGTGATGACATGGAGAGCCGCAAGGACTGGGTTGAGGATCGCGCTGTCGGCATCAAGCTGCTGGGCCTTAAGATCGAGATCCCCGGCCTTGGCGGATCGGCTGACGGTGCGCCGGTCGAGGGCATGAGCCGGGTCCGACATCCGCTCCTGCTGGAGGCCGTGCTGCGGTTCCAAGCCAACGCCCGGTCGGAACTTCTGCCCGCTGACGGCCCGGTAAAGGTCAAGGTCAACAACTCGGCAGTCGGCGAGAACGACGACAAGCTAGCCGACGCCCTTGAGGATGACCTCAACCACTACCTGACCTCGGTGGCGAGCGAGTATTACCCCGACACCGACCGGATGCTCCTGATGCTGGGCTTTGGCGGCACCAGCTTCAAGAAGGTTTACTTCTGCCCGCTCCGCAACCGGCCAGTCAGCGAGACGGTAGATGCCGACGATCTGATCGTGAACAACGCCGCGACCGATCTGCGGAATGCCAAGCGCATCACCCACCGCTCGTACATGCGGCCCTCGACGGTGAAGCGGCTCCAGATCCTCGGCGTCTACCGCGACGAAGACCTCGACGCCCCGATGATGGCCGATCTGGACAGCCTCCAGCGGGAGAAGAAGTCCACCGAGGGCATCTCAATGGAAGCGGCCAATCCCGAGGACCGGGACCGCGAGATCTTTGAGTGCTACTGCGAACTGGACATCAAGGGCTTCCACCACAAGTGGAAGGGCAAGGAAACTGGCCTTGAGATCCCATACCGCGTGACGATTGACGCCTCGTCTAAGAAGATCCTGAGCATTGTCAGGAACTACGCCGAGGATATGGAGAACCTTCCTGAGTCGCGGACTAACTTTGTCAAGTTTACGTTCGTGCCGGGCTTTGGTTTCTACGACATTGGCCTGCTGCATATTCTTGGCAATACGACCAATGCGATCACGGCTGCTTGGCGTGAGCTTCTTGACGCGGGAATGTACAGCAACTTCCCCGGCTTCCTGATGGCCGACACTGGTGCGCGGCAAAACACCAACATCTTCCGGGTTCCGCCGGGCGGTGGTGCGCTGGTGAAGACCAACGGGATGCCCATCCAGCAGGCCATCATGCCTCTGCCGTACCAGCCGCCCAGCCAAGCCCTGATGGCACTGGTGAGCGACATGGCCCAGACCGGCATGAGGGTTGGCGGGACGAGTGAGTCTCAAGTGGGCGAGGGCCGGGCGGATGCTCCAGTCGGCACCACGCTGGCAATGATTGATCAGGCGACCAAGGTGCTTAATGCCGTCCACAAGCGGCTGCACGCGGCGCAGGCGGAAGAGTTCCGGCTGCTCTGCGAGGTCTTCAGGGAGCATCCTGAGAGCTTCTGGCAGCGCAACAACCGGCCAGCCTATGCGTGGGACGAGCAGACGTTCCTTCAGGCTCTGGAGGACTATGATCTGACCCCGCAGGCGGACCCGAACACGGCCAGCCATACGCAGCGGATCATGAAGGTTATGGCACTGAAGCAACTTCAGGCTGCCAACCCCAATCTGTACGACCCGGTCGCCATTGACGAGGCAGCCCTGCAAGCCATTGGCTGGAACAACCCGCAGCAGTTCATGCGGCCAGACAACCTTGAGCAGCCCACGCCCGAAGTGATGAAGGGCATGGCCGACGTTCAGTCTAAGCAGCAGGAAGTCCAAGCTAAGATCGCCGAGGCTAACGCCAAGACCGAGGACATGAAGGCCCGCACGGCCCTTGATATGGCACGGTTCCAAGCTGAGAAGGAACAAGCCGGTCAAGGCAACCAAGAGCGCACTCAGCTTGAGACGGCCCGCCTCGCAATGGAGGGCAAGAAACTCCAGATGGAGGAGGACGGCCAGCTATCCAGCGAGCGTCTGGAACTGGTGGACCTTGCCCAGAGCCTCGCGGTTCACCCCGAGAGCGCCCAGCTTGTCGCCCCGCTCATGCGTCCCCTGATGGAGGACGTGGAGCGTAAGAGCGCCAACGCAGCCCAGCAGAGAGGCGGCCTTGTCCCGCCCGGAGGCCAGTAATGAGCAAAGACATCCGCCGTGCATTGATGGTCGCCAAGGACGTTCTGCCACAGCAGGCAAACAAAGCAAAGAATGTTCTCTTTCTAAATCCAAGCACTGTTATCGTCGGACAAGAACACGGCAAGCCCCTTGATCTTGACAAGGACATGTTGCGCCGAGTCCAGAATATGGCTGCAAAACATGGTTTATTCTATGAGGGAAACGGCCATGATAGGAATTATACAAAGGGGCAGCTAGAAGGATTTCATGGTAGTTGGGATGATGAATTTGCCAAATCCGTCAAAGGGTTCCCGTACCAATTCCATTACACTTTGTTTTCCAATGTAGACGCGAATGACAGAGTCAATAAAGTTGGCGTTAACCCGAACAAAACAATATTTGATCAGATCTATGACAATCAAGAGAACAATACTTATTTTCCAGATCGCAGGTTTGATAGGTCAACACTTGAACATTTCTTTAAACGGGCAAGTCAAGGTAGGTACGACTTCAATGCAATGGCGCAAAGCCCAGCTACAAAGGAAAATCTAACTTCGTTTTTGAAAACTGGCGAAAGCCAAATGTGGCCGTCTAATTGGGAGGAATACCCCAACAATGCGGGCAAAGTCGCCAAGGAAGCCAATGATCTAAGGGACCAATACCTTGCGACAAGACCGGCTGGGGTTTATGTCACCGGAAGTGATCATCTTGTTGGGGTGCAGGAGGCGCTCCAAAAGCAAACGGCTGGAGGTTTGGGCAATACTCTGGATCAGGACAGTGCTTTGATTGGCAAAGCCCGTGGCGGCAGCGTAGCCGAGCGCCGTGCATTGATGGTCGCAAAGGGCGTTGCCGCCCCGGCGGGTGATGCTCACCCAGCATCCCAGATCCCCGGCGTTCACATCAGCGAGCGCATCCACGGCAAGCCGATCTTCACCGAGGAGCGTGTGGGCAAGGCTGGCGGCGGCTCTGTCTCGCCAAAGAAGACAGTCAAGGCGTATAAGCTATTTCGCACCATCGCCAACCAGCCCGGCAAACTTTTTCCCCTCTTCGTTGATGCTAATACCCCAGTCCCGATGAACAAGTGGGTCGAGGCCAAGGCTGGCGACCCCGGCAAGACAGACGGTAAGGTCAAATCCAATATTGGAGATCTGGCATATCGTCCCGGCTGGCACGCTGGCGATCTGCCGGTTGCTACGCACATCGGCAAGAAAAGCGATCCTGACCTGACGGCCCCCGACTATCGCCCCGACAACCACGTCTGGGCCGAAGTTGAGATGGCGGCTGACAAGGACTGGCAATCGGTTGCCGATGCCCGGGCGAAACGCAATAAAGCGGGCGAGATCATCCCAAACACCGCGCACATTACCGATCAGGTACCCCTCAAGGGCTTCTACCGCTACAAAACCAACCCCAACATGACTGGAAACTGGCTTATTGGCGGTCACATGAAGGTGAACCGCGTCCTGCCAGACGATGAAGTCAAGAAAATCAACGACGCTGCCGGGGTAGCCGATCTGCCGCGCCGCAAAGACCCCGAAGGCTTTGCCGATGGCGGCACTGTTCCCTCCAACGACATCCACGTTGACGAAGGCATCACCGCATACCAAGGCGGCCCCCATAGCGTAGGCCCAGAGGGGTACGACAACGCCAAGATCGGGACGGGGGAGGGCGCGCAAGTTTACGGTCACGGGCATTACTTTGCCGAGGCCGAGCCGGTAGCGCAGGGTTATCGGGATAGACTAAGCCCAGTGTCAATCAAGACAAAGTCTGGCGTGGTACACGGCAGTATACCTGAAGCAGCGGATTATATAGGCGGAAAAGATCGCTTCATTAGTCCCAATAAACGCGACTTATATGAAGAATCTCTTGGTTATATACAGCACGGACTTCCGCTAGACGAAGTTATTACTCGTATGCAGCGGAATTTTAAGGATTTTACACCCCAAGAGGATCTTGCAAAGGCAGAGCGGCTATTACGCGAACACGCCCCGGAAAAAGTTTCTGCCGGGCACATGCACCAAGTCCTGATTAAAGGGAAACCCGAGCATTTCCTTGATTGGGATGCCCTGCTGGACGAGCAGTCGCCGCACGTTATGAAGGCTCTGGAGGCCCAAGAATGGTGGCCCGGTATGCGAGATGCTGCCGAAGATCGAGCATTCAATCGGGGCCAAAACCCGATTGGCGGTGACCTTATGAGGGAACTGCACGTTGATTGGGAGAAGCCCGAGGCGGCTGAAATGTTGGCCCGTGCAGGCATTCGGGGCATCCGTTTCCTAGACCAAGTCAGCCGCAAGAAAGGCAAAGGCACCCGCAACTATGTCGTCTTTGACCCCAAGCACATCGAGATCCAGCGCCGGTACGCCCGTGGCGGCATGGCATACGGAAATGGCGGTAGCATCCCACCCAGCCTTCACAGCAAGATGCTGGCCGCCTACAACGAGACGCTCCCCAGCATTGAGCGCCAATACAAGGATTGGGCGCGGGATGCTGATGATGCAGCCCTGCACAAGGTCACGGCAGACGATATTGAAAGCAATTACGGGGAGGATGATGAAATCCACCCCCGCGATGCCGAGGCCATCAAGATTGCCCGCCAAAAGGGCCATGTAATTGCGGAAAGCCGCAACGGGGAAACGACCTATCACGACCCTGACAAGGCTCCGACCCTTGAGCAGCACATGCAGTCTGTTGTTGAAGATCAGGGGGGCAAGCGCCCGGCGCGAAATCTGTCAGATCTGGACTACAGCCACACATCAGGCATCCACGACGCCCTGATGGAATTGGCCCAGCACCACGGCTGGAAAAAGCAGTCTACGCAGGGCAACAAATACTTTGACCTTGTCCATCCGCAGAAAGGCCGGATCGGCGTACGGATTGCGGATCACCCCAACACATCCCGCCAAGGCCCAGTAAACCGGGATGCCGCTGAAGTTCACCTAAACCTCGCCCCCAAGGGCCGCCCTGATGCCCCAGCGCATGACCTTGAAGACGCCGCCCAGATGCTGTCAGCGCAAAACAGCGGCCCTCGCCGAGCGTACGCAGATGGCGGCTCAACGCCCGATGCTGGCGTCCAGAAGGCCCTCGACCTCACCCGCGACCTCAACCCGCAGGGGTTGTACTCCCACGCCGCAGAAGCCGCTATGGCGTCTTCGCAAGCCAAGGGTCCGCTGCCCCAGATGCTGGCGAGCCTTAAGGGCGTGAAGCCGGATGAGATGAAATATTCCGGCGTTGAGCAGGCGTTTGCCGATCAGCCCCAAGTGACCCGGGAGCAGCTCGCCCAGCACTTCACCAAAAACCTTCCCCAGCTTAAAGAAACCGTGCTGCGCCCGGGCGGAAACGACGGGAGGCCAAAGTACCAAGCCTACACGCTCCCGGGCGGGGAGAATTACCGCGAGGTGCTTATTCACCGGCCCGAACTTTCCGAGAAAGATCGCATAAATACGGCGATGGCTTTCCAGAAAAAAATGAACGGGATTTACGGCCCCAATTGGAACGACCCTAACTTCCCGATAGCCCCGGAGCATCAAGCCGAATACGACCAATTTGAAAGAAAAATGAGCGGGCTGGATGCATATTCCCATGCTCACTGGTCAATGCCTGACGTAGTTGGGCACTACCGCGCCAGTGACCGCACCGGGCCGAATGGCGAAAAGATCCTCCACGTTGAAGAGGTCCAGAGCGACTGGGCGCAGCAGGCTAGGGCCGCCAAGAAAGAGCGCGGTGTGGCTGCTTACGATCCTGCCAAGCCATACCAAGTCTACGACCCATCTACTGGCAAAGTGGTTTCCCAGCACGCAACGCCAGAAGAAGCCAACGCCGAAGAAGAAAGCCGTAACATTGATGAAGCTTCCGCCGGGAACGACCGGAAGTATTTCAGCACCAATCACGCGCAGATGCTCCGCATCCCGCCTGCCGGTCCTTTCATCTCAAGCACCGACAACGCTACCGATCTGATCCTTAAGCACATCCTGACCGCCGCCGCCCGAGGTAACTACGACAAGGTTGTGTTCACGCCGGGTGACGAGCAGGCCAAACGCTGGGGCGAGCCGGGCCTGAAACAATATTACGACGAGACAATTCCAAAGCGCCTAAACGATCTGGTCAAACAGCACGACCCAGAAGAGAAAATGGGCGGGCACGAAATTGCTGGCCTAGAAACGCCCGCAGAAGACAAAGACGATGCACACCATAGGATGGAAGAACGGGCTGGCGGGGAATTGTCGTTAGAACAAGCTGCCGCAATAAGGGATTATCTTGACCACGACCGGATGGCGCGAGGTCATCTGAGGCTTGGCGCTTTTGAAGAAGCGGTTGACCACGCCATGCGTACAGTGCCTGACGCAAAAAGAGCTTTCCCCGGCATTAATATGACCCCGCGCCTCCGCGAGGGCATCAACAAGCGCGGCTTCAAAGCCTACGCCAGAGGCGGCGATGTGGAGGGCACTATGCGGATTGCTAAAGCCGGTGGCGGCCCTCTGGGCGATGATGAGGCAGTGAAGAAGGCTTTGGCCCTGACGGCTCAGGCGCAGGCTCCAGCGCCCCAGCAGGCCGTGCAGGCGGCACGTCGTCTGCCGGTCTCCACGCCTACCGTCAACCCGGCTTCTCCCCTCATGGAGCAGGCGTTTCAAGCAGAGAACCGGCCCGGCATCGTGGTGTCTCCGCGCCCGGGCAAGGGAAGCGGCCCCCCGATCACCCGAGAAATGCCCAAGAACGTCCCCGACATCTACAGCAAATTCCCGGTTTACAGCGATCACCCTGATCTGCAGTACGAGAACGAGCCGTGGAACCCATCGACACCTAACTTGATCGGCGCACCAAGGCCGTCTCCGGTTCAGGAGCCGGTGCGCGAAACGCCCCGCATGAAAAACGTCACGCGGTCGGTGCAAAAGATCTTCAAGACTAAGGGCTTCAACGATCTGGTTGAAGATCTTACAAAGACCGAGACATCGCCGGGCATTCGCAACCTTGAGGTGACCCCTATTCAGGGAACGTGGAAAAAAGAACTAGAGCCGTCGTTTATTATTCACCACCCAGACATGACAGACGCCCACGCGGCGGCGCTGGCCCCGGTTCTTGGCTTTGGCAAGCAGCAGGACGCAACAATCCGCACAGAACACAACCCGAATATTGATGACGGCATCCCTGCGGCGCTGATCGGCCATTCAAATGGCATTAGCGAGGCCAAACTTCGCAAGATCGCGCAGCTTTCGGGGCAAGAAGGGCTGGATTTTAGCCAGACAAAGGATGGAAAGGCCGTTAAGTACCTTCACTTTGGCAGCAAGGCCGAGTATCCTGATTTTCTTGATAAGGTAAACCGGATCGCAGACGCGGCAGGCTTGCCGGAACGCGGGACTGCCCGCGCATCTACGGAGTTGATCAATGCGAAAGACTATCTCCCTAGGATCTTTGGAGAAAATAGCGGCGGCGAAGGGCTTTCGGCCACTGCCAAAAGATCACCCGATCTATTCCGAAGGATCGTCGATCACGTTCTCGCACCATACGCCAAAGCCATCGCTGGAGAAGGATACCGCCTCTCCCCCGAGCGGCTCCAAGAGACGTATGGACTAACGGACGAAGAAACAGATCACGTCCGCAAGGCGCTTTATCCCGGCAAGAAGGGTGATCGGACCACCGTCCCCTTGATGACCGGCGAAGAGGATCTGGATGTAAGGCCCACTGGCGGGCGCGGGCAGCCCAACGTCAACGACGTGATGTATGCCCTGCAAAATAGGGCAGCACGCCTAGGCCAGATCGACCCCGGCGACTTTAGCGACACGGCCAAGGACAGCATTTCCAAGGACATTGCGTCCGAAGTGGCCCACCACGTCAATAACTCCGACAAATCGGCTATTGGTTGGTACGACAAAGCCCTTAAGTCGGCAATGGATGCTTACAGTGTTCATTTTCCGCAACTTAAAACCGACCCCGACAAGAAAATGCTGTTCCACGCCCTGCTGGGGATCACCTCTCAAGGCCAGAACGTCCACGAAAATTCCACTCACGCCGTCAGGCTG